CACCTTTCGGTGCTACCTAGGCTTGAGCCGTCATATCCTGTGATCCCTCGTTGAACCGTATAGGCGCAGTATGCCGTTGAATCCAGCAAGAGTGAGGATCCAAACTGGGTCGGAGACTGTAGGATCGATTACTAATCTATCCACCAGTGAAACCGACATAGCGAGGACTACTCTCTTCTGGCAGCGGACCGAGGACACTGTAGGATTCCTTCAACAGGATAACTACTTTGACACCGAGATCCGCGATCACAAGTCCGTTGGAACCGTTTCCGGAGAACCGGACGCGTTCCCTGTATTCCGTATGATTGATTATCCATACGGCTCACAGGGGCTTTGGGATCACTGCATACTGCCACCATCTACATCGGATGTCGAAGCAGCTACCCAAGCAGTCGCTCGCACTAACCCTTCTAGGGCAATTGTGAGTATGCCTGCTTTTATTGGGGAGCTGAGGTCCCTTCCTGGGGCCATCTTCGATCGTGGGATGAGCCTTTTGGCAAAGTACCCGAAGAGGGCTCGGCGATCTAATTCGGTCGTCGATTTTAACTTTGGGTTTGCTCCTCTCATTGGAGACCTTTACAAACTCGTTTACTTTTCCACTTATGTGGATGATAGAGTAAAGGAGCTGACCAATCTTCATAAGAAGGGTGGTCTCCACCGTAGATGGAATCTGGAGACAGACGCAGGCGACGACGTCGTAGAAAACGTCGCCGTCTGGACATTAGAAGGAGCGTGGGTGGAGGTGACGATTACTCGTCACACCCATAGGAGACGCTGGGCCACCTGTCGGTGGTTACCAGATGTCCCCGAACTCGCTCTTTCGCCTGCAGACCTCCGCGAACAAGCCAAGTTCGCGGTTAACGGGTGGAATCTTTCCATGGCTGATGCCTGGGAGATCCTACCCTGGAGCTGGTTGGCTGACTATTTCGGTAATGTGGGCGATTATTTGCTCGCAAACCGGAACGCAGTTGGTGCTTCCTGTAGTTCTGCATGCATAATGACATCAATCTGGACGGACACTAGTCACTCTGTGACGATGGCCCCATCCTGGTTGAAGGTCTCTCCAGCTTCGGAATACTATGCTACGAAGCATAGACAACCGAACGTGCCTGTAGGTTTAACAATCGCTACCAGCCCCTTTCTTGGGGCTAGGCAACTGCTGACATTGGCTAGCATTGCCTATAAGTATAGGTAGTGCTAACAATGGAGAATACATCGTGAGCTTCGGAGCAACATTAACCATTACGATCAATGCGGTCGCGAAGGTTTTGTCTCGCATCAATCAAGACTCTTACGGATCGGAGTGGCTACTCTCTTCAGCAACTGAAGAGATACGCCTTTTTATCCGACATTCGAAAGAGGCTGCCAAGGCCGGCCAGGTGCAGATGTATCGACACAACGTCGATTACACCCACACCACGTTCGGTACTGGCGGAGCACCAGATAATGTTCGGCAGTATTACACGGTTTTCCGTGTGCCGTACAATGACGACCATACGGTCGCCCAGCTCGATATGAAGGGGTACACCTACTATGTTAATGGTGACACCTTCCAAGCTGATCTCCTCAACTGGCTAACCTGACAATGAGAATTGGCAGAGTAGCCGTCGAGGTTCTCCTCCTCATCGCTGAGGTGTGGAGGTTTATGCGGACGGGCCGCAAGGCCTGGCAGCGGCGTAAGCCACTGCTGTAACGTCCCAGTGCTCTGATTGCCGAAGCCGTAGGTCAAAAAGGAGAGAATCCCCATGACTAAAGGCTACGTCGATGCATTCTTAGAGGTGATCGACGGCGTCTTACGAGACGCCGTAACTCTAGACCACACTCTCCACAAGGGATGTGAACGTGATAAAACACGGCTTGCCTCCCTAGTCTCGAAACACGGCCATAGCGTGTTTACGCTATTGCTACCGGCGATAGGCAAGGTCTTAGACCAAGCCCTCGATTCCGGTCTTCTTCCTCTGATTGGTCTACCCCTCGCGGGGCGGATCAATACGAGAACCACAATCCCTAGACTATTCCAGGGAATTTGGTTGAAGGTGTTCGATATAAGTGGATGTCTGAAGCAGGAAATCGACCCAACGTGGGTTCTACTGCTTCGGCAATTGTATTATGCCGGAGCAAAGGAACTTATCGAATGCTCTCCCTCTGCCGTCTTTCGGACGACAAAGGAGTTCTTCGATGTTGAGTCGTCGTTACCGCCGGCCGGTCCCATATGGGATTCGGCTATTGATAATGTTGATCGTGGGATGTGCGGTTCTTTGTTGGATCGCATACCTTATGATCGCGATACAGGAGACTTGTTTGAAAAACCAAATCTACCCGATATCGCCCTGCTCACCTTATGTCAGCGCGTTGCTGACAGGGTGGTCGCCTCGATGGGAAGCTTTAGCCCCCATCGGTACGACTTCAGGCAAGGCCCTGGTGCAACCTCGGAAACTCCGCGCGGAAGAGGCTATAAATATAGCTTTCCCGCTTGGAGTCCCCGACTCGAAGATCTCTTTCCATTCGATGAGTTCGGAGTTCCGAACTCCTCCGTATTGGCCGGAGACCAGTCAGATAGAGAGCGACCCTCTGAAGTTGAGGGTCACTCTCGACTTGTTGACGTACCAAAGACTGCGAAAGGGCCTCGGCTTATCGCCGCAGAACCCGGTAGCAATCAGTGGTGTCAGCAGTGTGGACTTTCCTATTTTAGGGAAGTTCTACGATCTGACGCTACTGCTCGAGTCCGACGAGACGGAGCTTTACGGCTCCCTATCAACGGACCATGGGACGCTATTGATTTTCGAAATCAAGACGCATCCCGAGCACTAGCTCGAGATAGTTCCTTGAGTGCAAGCCATGCAACTATTGACTTGAAGAGTGCTTCCGATCGATTATCGTG